TGGTGTTCAATACAGCGACGTATTCAAATTATCAAGTCAAATAGTCAAAAGACGAGAGCAATGTATGAAGGAGAGGGAGTATCAAGGCAAATCACCCCGGGTAGTATATGCACTGATACTGAAGGATTTGGGATATGGGAAAAAGAGCATATGTGATGCCCTGCACGTGTCGCTGACCGCATTTTGAATCGGATATTGATCAGTGAACGTCAACTTTTGGTAAAAGATACCCATAACCTTGACCGTATCTGTAACATGCATTTCAGACGACTGTAATGGGTGAAATAGACCGTGCTTCTTGAGTCGTTGAGCAAATTCCGGAGTCATCATTTATCGTCTATTTCAGTTAGCCCGCAGTACAGCTCATCGCATCGGGCGCGTTTGCCAGAGACCTCGCGCGCAACGCATCGCTCGTGCTCGATATTTTCCCCGTCAGACTGACTGGCCGCTTCCTAAGGTACGTCACCCCATTTGCGCGGGTGGCGACGAACCCGCTGTGCGATCCGACATGTCTCGCGAACCCGACCGCCCGGATCCAAGCGACATTCGACTATTTCTTAGCGTTTTAGGTTATGCCTCATGCGGACCGACGAGTGACGCCACCCGCCCACATCGCTGACCTCGACCCCACCCATCCCCGTGAAACCCAGTTGCTGATAATCCTACTTGCGAGAGACGACGTTGCCATGGAAGCCGACGACAGCCACCAACCGCTGCTTCGTAAGGGTGTTACGACCAAAAACACATCACCACGGATCGTTTCGTGGAGCATCTGCTTCGCCTCCCTTCTCCTTTTCGCACTGCTTCAGACGGATAGGTTCGGTGTGACGACCACCGCGCTCGCGACCCTTGGGTCTACGGCGGCGAAGTCGTTGTTCTCATCACATGCGTTGGGCAAGACCGCTGCCCCAGTGGAAAACGCTGACGCCCCAATTGCTGGCCAGATCGCCACGCTCAACACCCAGAACTCAACCTACCGCGAACGGGCGGAGACATGCGAAGCTGCAGCCAGGGAGGAGAGAGAGCGATACCTTCGCATCGGTCCCTCATGTTCTGGAAACGACGTCATCTCTGCCAACCGTACTCATCTCGTCGATAAACTGAAGATGACGTGTTACGAGCTCGGGAAGACCGAGGAGCTTAAACACCATTTTGTCAAGCGGGTGGAAGAGTGCGAAATTGAGAAAGGTCGGCTACAGCAAAGTGCTGAGCCTGATGCTCATGCTAAGGATTATGCTAAGTGGGCAAATGGTAAGGATGTGGCAGAGGTATCAGATGCTGAGCTTATTCAGGATGCTAAGGCTAAGCCCGTCAAACTCGTTAAGCCCGATACTACTGCTGAGCCCGATGCCAAGGCTGAGCCCGATGCCAAGGCTGAGCCTGATGCTAAGGCTGAGCCTGATGCTAAGGCTGAGCCTGATGCTAAGGCTAAGCCCGTCAAACTCGTTAAGCCCGATACTACTGCTGAGCCTAAAACTAACGCCAAGTCTGCCGCCGAGAAAGAGGCTGATTCGGATAAGGCCGTCAATGAGTATTTGAAAAACCAGAAGTTAGCCGCTGCTGCCTCCAGGGATGATTTCATTAAGGCTGATTCGGTGAAGGCCGTCAAGCAGGCGATGGCCCCGCACCAGAAGGAAGCCGCTGCTGCCTCCAAGGCTGCCGCCGAGAAAGAGGCTGATTCGGTGAAGGCCGTCGCCGCCGAGGCTGATTCGGTGAAGGCCGTCGCCGCCGAGGCTGATTCGGTGAAGGCTGAGCCCGATGCCAAGGCTGAGCCTGATGCTAAGGCTGAGCCTTCAAGCCGACCCGCGCTTCCGAGGTTTCACATGGACAGGATTTGGCAATCGACTTTCCACTCGTGCCTTAAAGAGAGATCTCCACTTACTGGTGAAGCAGAATTTAAGTATTGCAGCCTACGAGCCGACACCGAATTAGGGTTCTCGCCACCGCCGCCGCCGCCGCCCGATGATTCGGTGAAGGCCGTCGCCGCCGAGGCTGATTCGGTGAAGGCTGATTCGGTGAAGGCCGTCGCCTGATACTAATGGAACGGATCCCTCATTAGAGCGCGACACACCCGAAGCGAGGTACAAATCGTGCATGAGGGATCATGCAATGCCAAGATGCCATCAACTAGTATCCATCGACGAATCGAGTAGAGCGTGAATCTAAACTTAGGACAGAAAACGTAGACACGAGATTCAGAGGATTCAAGAACATAACGAATGCAAATGTCGTCGGCATAACAGATAGAGTCAATAAAAACGATGAATTAATTAATAAGAGAGCTGATGTGCTGAATAATAAAATAGATCAGGCGGAACTCGAAGGCTTCAGACAACATCGACCCCTTGAGCGGAGGAATTGACAAGGCGGTTCCCACGAGAATCATTGACCTGATGGTGATATAATCTTGTCTTTAACCATATCCAAAATATTTTCCAGTATTCTTTGATTTTGTGACAGGAGAAAAATTTACCTTTGTCTCCAAAACCAAGTGGGATCTCAACGTGATGTCTGTCTGTACATGAAAGGGAAAATTGATCAGTGAACGTCTTCGTCTTCGCCTTCACATATTTCATGTCTGTACATTCGCTAACCCCCCCCTCAGGTAAAGAGGGATTGAAGACCTTTGCCTTCAGCTCTGGGTTCTGTGTCGACCCCAGCCCGTTTTTCAAGAAGTGCTTTGGTCGCGGGCACTCCTTTTATCTTGATAGTGTATGCGTCGTCGGTGCGAATTTTCTCCTTCGTGGGAGTGTCGTCGGTGTTTTCAGGGTTTTTGCGGGGGCGTCCTCTCTTCTTCTTGGGAGTGCCTGTCGTCTCGGGAGTGCCGTCGGTGTTTTCAGGGTTTTTGCGGGGGCGTCCTCTCTTCTTCTTGGGAGTGCCTGTCGCATTGGGAGTGTCGTCGGTGCGCCCGGGGCTTTTGGGAGGGAGTCCTCTCTTCTTCTCGGGAGTGCCTGTCCTCTTGGGAGTGTCATCGGTACCCTGTCCTCCCTTCTTGCCTGTTTTCTTGGGCCGCGCATCGTCATCGTCGATGTGTAGAGGGCTTTTGCGGGGGCGTCCTCTCTTCTTAGGGGGTTCCCTGGCATTCAAAACGGGAGTATCGATGTACCGGGGTCCATCGACCTTCTTCTTGACAACTGTCTTTTTTGTTTCAGAGTCTGAGTTGTCTTCGTCGTCTGATCCAGGGGCAACAGTCAGGTACAGGGGCGCTCTTCCGGGCTTAGTTTTTGCAGTCGCGGCAACGGCATCTGCGTTCGCATTCTTCGTAGCGTTCGACACGAGTCCATTTGACACGAGGTCTTTTAGAAGAAGAGTGCGGTTAGTCTCGATCTCCTTGCTCATAGCATCGAGTCTTCTGAAGACACGGTCGCTTAATTGGTCAACACGGTCGGAAACCTGGTCAACACGGTCGGAAAGCTGGTTCCTGAAGACGGACAACTCTTCGATGACTATCTTTGTGACGTCCTGGACCAGGGCGCGATCTTCGCCATCAGGAACGGGCATGTTGTCACGAAACGTAGAATATGATGTCCGCGCGCGCGTGCGTGCGTGTCAGATGCGGTAAGGGGCAACGCGCTTTGCGAAGTGACAAGACGTTGCAAGTTTTTGAACGGATACTTATTTAATAGTAAATATATCAGCATTCAGGCGTGCACTGTACGAGTTAAAAACCACTTAAAGGAATAATTCATACATGACACATGGATCAATTGCCTCTGAAACCTTTCTCCGTGACACCGTATCGTATATCAACTATCACAGTGACCGGGTCTGTTAATAGTTGTGTTGATCTAAGTGAACTGTACGATTGTATCGATATAGGTATAGGGGCTTTGAATCCATCTTTGAAATATGTCGAATACGCGACGAATAAGAATGAAACGAATTGCAAAGGTCAGAATGAAAAGAAAAGTAAACGAAAAAATCGCTCCACCAAAAGTGTCACGAAGCACACTAAGCGGTTCGATAACCAGATGACTCTACATTTCAAAAAGAACGAAATGACATACAATGTGAAGCTATTCAAAAACGGAAACGTCCAGATGACAGGCGTGAAGGATGTTCAAGCCGGATGTCAAATAGTGGATGATCTCATAGATTTGGTAAAACATTACGGGAACTCGAATGGTTCGATTGTGCAGGATGTGACCATGTTGCACAATGACGGTTTGAGAATATGCTTGATGAACTGCGACTTCAAAATACTGTTCAACATCAATCGAGACGTTTTGCACAAGGTTTTATTGGATGATGGGTATACCTGTACTTTCGAACCGTGTATTTATCAAGGAGTGAAACTGTCGTATTTCATGTCCGATTCCGCGACGAACGGAAAATGTAATTGCAAGGTCAGGTGCTCTGGGAAAGGTAAAAAATCGCATTGTACACGGATAACTATTGCTTTTTTTCAGAGTGGTTCGGTCACAATAAACGGCGCGAAAAATATGTCGCAGTTGGATCTGATACACAACTTTGTCACGGATACGATGCGTGAATATTCGGTTAAAGTGCAGCAGAGGTTTTATAAACCAATGAAAAATGAAAAAAAAAATGTCAGTATCTTATAAAACACGATGGTGAATGATGATTGTAAAGAATGTGGTACACGACCAAAACCGGAAAACAAGAGCTTTGTCGATTTGTGTGAGTACAATCGAATGGCCGATGGACGAACATTTACTGATTATAGCGGCAGATGCCAAAAGCTGACTCCGATGTCAAGTTATGACGAGAGAATGTTTATGATCAACAACGCCACGGAGATCATGAAATCAGTCGACGATAGGTTTGTATGTACGACATGTTTGAAGAAAGAGCCGAAAGCACCTTCGACAATGCTAGACGAAAAATACGTACAAGTGTGTGACCAAAATACTTGCAAATTTGTCGTAGCGAACGAGAACGGTGTGGGGACAGGTCGAAAATGAGACAACGGTGTTTAGAGCGTTGTCTATAGAAAAAAATCTTTTTTTAATTTAAATGTTGATAAAAGCGTACAACACGATACCTGAATTTCAAGATCACGACTTTGAAGCGACAGGATACGTAAAAGCACCGGATCCGACTTTGAACGGAGGGCACTACACTGGAGAACCTTTCGAAACAGGGGCTGAGTATGGAGATTATCCCGTGAAAGCCGACGCTTATTTCATGAATCAACAATTGAAAACTCCAAACGCGAAGCATCAGGTAGTTGATTCACATAGAGTTGGCAATAACTTTCAAATTCTCGATAGTAACCTAAAAGAAGTCAACGGAATTGTCTGCCATGAACCAGAGAGGGCTCCTAGTACGATATGTGCATCGAACTCATTCGCCGATGACTACGAGATCTGGGAAGAGAAGTGATCGAAATCAAATGAAATATACCATAACCGTCTACAAAGTATTAGCCATGATGCGGTTCATGTGAAACGACCAATCGTTTTGAATGTGTACGTTATCACAACTAAATTTTTGTATGATCTGTGTTGTCAATTGTTCGTCTGGTTCTTCGATGCGCGCCTTTTCGATGAGATCGACAGCATCCCATAACTTTAATGAATCGTAGTACAACCCGTTTTTAAATGGAGAACAGTTATGTACAATCTGGATTCTCATATAAAATAATTCCAAATGCAAAAAATTTAAATTGTTTAACAAAGTATTACTCAGAACGACCGTTTTGTATCCAGATGATTTCTGTATATTATCAATCGTGGTCGGCATTATCATCCTTCCGTGGTATTCAAATTTTCCGTGTTTGCACAATTCGAGATTTTCGTAAAACCCGTTGTTATTCATTGTTTCCTTGCAAAACATGTATACCTTATTGACCCTATCAGGAAACTTTCTGAAATAGTTCTCGGCGATGAGAAGGGGAATGAAACCGTTCTTATGAAGAGACATGTTGGCTTCGTAAATACAGATATTTATTTTTCCATTATTCATTTTTGAAGGAATGTTGATGTCATTGATTGAGATGTACTTTTCAATGATATCGACGTCCCATACGTACCGCATGACCTTCACCGGTCTGTCATACACCATTTCCAGGAAATCTTTGGCGTATGCATACATTTCTAACACCCATACCTGATCAATATATGGGTTTCGGTAGTTTCGCATTATATGATGGATATCAAACACGAATTCTTCTTGCAGTAAGATATAGAGATTTCCGCATAGCACATCGACCAACTTGATACCGTTGGCCTTGATCGCTTTCAAAATTTCTATATCGTTGCTCGGGTTCAACGTCAGAGATAGAGTGAAAACAATCTGATATTTTTTTACGGATTCTGTGGTGAGCCGAACGACTTTAACGTCGACGAGTTCATCAAATCGATCATACCCTGTTTCGACTGAGACCATGTCGCAATTGACAGTGGGGATCATGTTCAGCATTTTCCATATAAATAGTGATTGTTGAAAGCATCCATTTGTGAATATGTTAGTTGGTTTTCTCACGCAAATGCAGCACTCCATAGTTTGAATATTAAAACATTTTTTGTAAAAAAAAATGTACGCTAATACTAAAATGAAAAGTGTTTTTGAAAAACAAACTCGCTTGAGACAAGATGACTGTGACAAAGAATCTCAAGAACTTCAAAATGACGACGCTTACAAGTATAACACATTCAACACGTTTACAACAAATAAAAATAACGAACAGGAATGTAAGTCAAACTTTAAAAGTCTTGTGGATTTCTCGCTTGACAACTACATGAATATTCGCGATGGATATGGTAACACGAATGCATGTGGGATAGACAATGATAGTAAAGTGCGAAATGATTTTGAAATGCACGACAAAGGAAGACAGCAGTTACATACTAGGGTATTTGTCGGAGGGCCCAATGTCAATAAAGGCGGTTTTGAACCAGAGGTTGATTCGAAATTGACCCAAGGAACTTTCGTATCAAGAAAAGAGACTTGTGACGTATTGTCAGAGAAGAGTTTCGATCGATTTGAACCAATGCGCGAAGAAATTTTGAAGAGCATTCAGAATCCCAAAAATATTGTTCCCGAGTGGACTTGGGGAGGCGAGGGAACAAGAGACGTTCTCACGCAAAGAAACTTTCTTGAAAACAATGGATACGAACACGATGGTAAAACATGGAAAAAATGTTAACCAGCTGTTAAGCTTGAATGAATTCGATTCAGAAACCGATGTCTTTTTTCAGAAGTTTTCTCCTTAATTGTTGTTGGTTAATATGGATATCTTTGGCCCGTACATCTGTACCAAGAATATGTTTGATTTTTTTTTCATCCGATCCTCTCTTCTTCGAAAAATCCATGTCTATAATTTTTACATCGGTTCTTGTTTTGGGAGTTTCTTCATGAAGTGTCGCTACATTCATTTTTTGGACGGTGTCGAAATCTGGCAACCCATTTTCAGTAACTCTGTGTGAATCGTTTGTCATAATGTCAATTGAAGGTGGGTCTGCTTCTTTATATTTTTCAATATCTTCAGAAGCCTGTGAATCGTTTGTCATAATGTCAATTGAAGGTGGGTCTGCTTCTTTATATTTTTCAATATCTTCAGAAGCCTGTGAATCGTTTGTCATAATGCCCGCTTTCGTCGTATTTGTCGTTTCATTGTCATTTGTGTCGTCAGATGCATGCGTGGTATTCAATTGGCTGTTGTCGGCTATGTAATGTACAGTTCCTTGAGATATTTTTGCGGTGCTTTCATCAACGACGTTTTTTTCATTGGAATCGGATGAGTCTTTGTCACGGGTGTATTCATCGAATTCTTCCGGGATAATCTCATCTGAAAAGCTTTCTTCAACAGATCCCGTTGCTGCTTCATCTTCATCTTCATCTATATCATCTTCCGAATGTTCGATTGCTATTTCCCCTAATTTGGAAACCATCATAATTTCTTTTTGATTTGAATCCAAATTGTATTCAGATAATTCTACATCTGAATCTGACACGGCCACATCACCAGCGTTTTCGATGCATTCTTCGCGGATAACCGTACACGGAATGCTTTCACGAACAATAGCTCCATCTCCTTCATGTGCATCTCCTTCATCTAAATCATTTTCAGAACTTATTGTTTTTATCATCGATTCGACAGCATTGTGTTGTTTTTCGATTTCTCCACCGGCAGATTCACCCACCCTTGAAGGTAATTCCGAACCTTTTTTTTTTGATTCTGAATCGGAATCGGAATCTGATTCTGAGTCTGATTCCGATCCAGATTCAGATGGAGATTGAGATCCGACATGATATGACGTGCCACCTCCATGTATGCTTGATTTCTCGTCGTTGTCAGAGTTATACATATCTTCCTCAACTTTTAGAAAACTACTGATCATTTGTTCCAACGGGAGCATATCCTTGATGACTTTTGTTATTTTTTCTCGCACGATCAGATCGATCTCTTCTTCATTGATTTTCCTCACATCGTTTTGATATCCATCAAAAAGAAGCTGCGGCTTGCTCCACAAAGCACGCGCGATTTCGATGTAGCATATGTGAATAAAATCTGGAGATTTTGGTATCTCTAATTTGATCTTAGAATCATGTATTTTTTTGGAATGTTTGAATTCTGCGACAAAAGAAGCTTTCACAAGCTTATCTAACCATTGACAATTTGCATTCATTTTAAACCTATCGAACTCCTTCATTATTATCATACTGTTCCACTTGGGAATATCTTGTAATCTTTCTTGAAAGTTTCGGAGGACGTGTTTTTTGAGATCTGTTTTTTGTTTCGATAAACTATAAATGTATCTGATCCCCTGTTTAAAAATAGGCGTGCACCTGTCAATTAATTCGTCGGTGTACTTGATTTTCATTCTGGTATTATTTATTTAGTCGTGTTTTTTTTTGAACTCGCCACAAACGCGAGCCTACTATACATTTTTTTCTGATACTATGTCAACGATGAGTACGGTTGTTGATTACTCGTTACACCTCATATGTTCGTATCTAAATAGGAAGGTGTATAACAACGAAAAAATGTCATTCTACAAAAATACAAAGGGACCAACATACTAGTATTCAAGGGAACCGACGATGTGGAATCCTTTACGTACAACTTTCACTTGTGGGAGAAAGACAAGGTCCATCGAGGATACAAACAGTATTCGAATCGATGTAAACAGGAAGTGCAAAAAATTGATTTGGATTTCCACAAGCCTCTTGTGATAACTGGCCATTCGATTGGCTCAATAGCTGGAGCTTTGATAGCTCACGATCTCAATGTAGATGTAGAGGTAATTCTATTTGGATCACCGAAGTTAGCGACCACAGCGTTTCGAGATGAAATATACAACAATAAAAGAATGCGAATTTTCAACTACATCAATGAAGGGGACATCATTGCGTCATATCCCTTCCTATATTTGGATCACATCACCGATCCGATCGTACTGAAGAACGCTCGAACCTTTTTCAATCCGCTGACAACACATTCAATGGCAACTTATAGTCACAACATATACGCAATGAAAAGAAGAGTAGAGCAGAAAGGAATCGTGAATCCTTTTAATGAAGTTTTGGACATTTTTTAACATCCCTAGTTCGTCTAAAATCACTTAAAGATTTCTTGTATATGAATAATAGTTCGCATGGCTACGAGAGTGTGTAACAAAAAGTGGATCGATATTTTCAATCAAAAGTTTGAGGAATTCATTAAGGATATGATATTGATTTATCCTGAAGACAAAGACTTTAAGTTAATGAAAAATAGTTTCAGCTTGCTCAAGTTAGCCGACGACAAGAAACCATTCGAGATGTTTTCCTTGTACGGTGGCATATTTGAAGAGCCTGTAAAACAACGAGATGAACAATTCTTTCTCGTAAACGATTACCGTGACATTACTGTTCAAGAATCGAATTTAACACACGATTTAATTAATAAACTGAAAGGCTATTGGGGGAATCTTTCAGTAGATAACAAGGAAGCGATTTGGAAGTATCTCGAGATTTTCTTTAAATTGAAACAGACGATACTCAGTTGAACACGACAGATATGATGATGGCCATCATAAAAAATGTCAACCCGAGGTAAAATTTATCAGCCGGGGATAAATCGATCGGTTTTTTGTTTATTAAATTGGTCCACAATTTTTCCAGGGTGTAAAACATTTTCATAAGTATCTTATGAAGGGGGGTTTGATAGAGGCTAAAAGATTGTTGTTGACTATTTAGAAGAAAATATAACTTGTCCATGTTACTTTTCTCGTGTATGAGATCGTATAGTTCGTTTTTATCCTGTAGAGTGGTAGTGTTATTTTTCATTGCATCGAATCTGTTCATGAGTTCGTCGTCCAATTTAGTGAGTTCTTCTTCCGATACCTTTGCTGTTGGGTCGAAACCATTTTTGTTTCTTGATTTCAAGATCTCGACTGGATCAAAATCCTTAAGATCTGGTTTATCTACGATATCAAATTCTTTTTTGAAGCTCAACGGTGCATTTGTACTCATCGACAGGGTATGTATGCTATTTTAAGGTCACAAAAAAAATCAGTGATCTATCAGTCATATAATTTCTTGGAAAGTATGTATTCATCGTTTTTGTTTATGTCATTTATTAGATTTTGAAGTTGTATTTCATTGTTTTGTCTGTAGCGAGAAAAGTCTGAAACATCGTTTTCCAAATCCCCCACCTTACTGTTGAGATAAATGAGAAGCGCGATGATACCTACTATCAAAGCACTATTAAGCGCCGCGAGAACGAATTCAACTGACATTTGAAATAAGGCAATATTTTTTTCGGGAAAAAAAATGTCGTTAAGTATTAACAATGGATGCTGCTCTAGAACACTCGATAGGGACTAATCCGCTGAATGATTTATATTTCTCAAAAAAGAACATCGAGGCCCTCCAGCAAGGCATACGATATTCTGTATACAAAAGAACAGGTCAAGTGATCGATACCCAAAACGAAAGAGAGTTGCTTGTGATCATGAGATCGTTGTATCTTCAATATAGTCGTAATTTGCCGACAAACATTGTAATGCAAGTGAAAGATCTCAATAAACGCGTTTTAGACGAAGTACTTCCGCAGATCATCATGGAAATGAATCAGTACAAGACATATCTACGCGACGCGAGTGGGCTACCTATTCCGCTGGACAGAGGGGAGAACACCAGTACAGCGGGAACAAAGTTTCTTGAGATGGGAGAATTTTGATGTGAATCATACATTGAAAGCTTTTTTAAGTGAGTTCACAGTGATTTTTTTGTTGTGAATGGCATTTGAATAAATATCAAAGAGCATTTTATTAACGAGATCCTTATCTTCTCGGTTCGCGTATGTCGACAATTTCTTCAAATCGGACACAGTCACGAATGGATATTTCTTTTTCCTACTGTTGTTCCCACCTTTAAAGGTAGCGTTAATTGAAGGGCGAGTGATGACAGGTGTCGCGTCTGACATGTTTCGAGCAGACACGTCTGAGAAATACGCTCCACTGTTGTTTCCGAAATATTCAGAAGGAAGTGTTGTACTCCCCCCTTTTTGAACATACAATGTTCTCAAATACCCCCCGACCGTTTTGCTTTTTTTGTCTTCGTTTTGCACATCCATCATCTTGTACACGGTCGGTGATACATGATCAGGATCTATACCGTGATCTGCGAAGAATTCCAGTAATCCGGGTTTCACATATTGTGCTTTCCTCATATCGATTTTACATATATAAAATATTATATTTTCCATTCTTCGGTTTGAAGGAATTCATGCAAAAGCCAACCCAGCCAATCCCGCGGTCACATTTAAAAGATTGTAGTTGATGGCATACAGATTCATCTCGTACCTGTGGTCGCCCCTCGGTACGATTAACTCAGTATACATCTGAATTTTGTTTATCTTGCTGAAGTTACATGATCCAGACGGCTGGAAATTCTCGGGATTCAATGAAAACGAGAAGTTGTAAATGCCTGTTTTGGGAACTTGTGTGTGATGCTGATAGGGTTGGACGATGTTATAGTAGTAATTATCTTTCGCTTCTTGTCGATCCACACCGTTAAATAAAAATTTCGCCGAGCGAAGTATTTCTCCGTTCACAGACGACTCCGAAAAATCCCGCGTATCCGTTATATTGGGTTTTTCGTTTATTTTAAGAGTATCCCAATCGGTGAAATCGTACCACCTGTTATGCAAACCACGATCGTTTCTAGCGATGACCCATATGAATTCTTTGACAGGATTGTGAACATCAATGTCGACCATGTTGAATTTATTGAGGTCATCATATGAAAATCTCACGACTTGTTCTACGAGATATTCCTGATTCTTCGTGGCAAAAAATGTTCTTTCGGTTGTATCAAGAAAAATGTAGTTGGCCTCTATGTATGGATCTATGAACAAGGAGTTGTTCTGGATATTGAAGTAGTCACTACATTCATCTGGCGTGGGCTTTCTCGTCGTGCTTTCTTGATACGGTGTCTTAGACAAACCTAACGTAAATATATCCACCAAAGGTCTCAACTCGACGTGGACTTCTACCGTATGGTACTGAAGCGATATGAGTGGAAGTGCGAGACCGGGGATTTTGTTGAACCAGAAATGCAATGGTAAGTAAACCTTCCGGCCGAATATTTGAATATCGCCATCTATGTATTTTTTTGAGTAATCATCTGGTGCGTATATGTCAGCGACATTCCCGATGATCTTGGAGTAGCCATACGTTTTATCAGAACTCAGTGACAATTCAGCCCAAATGTGAAGCCATTCACCATATTGTTTATCGATGATGTTTCCTCCGATCGAAATGTAATAGTTATCAACGATCACCTCGCCAAGGTTTTGTACGAATTTAAACTTTTCCCCCGATTTTTTTGGTATATTTGGTAACGTAAAAACAAAGTACATATTTTGCAACATGTCTCCATTTCGATCTATTTTGCAGCTCAAGAGCGTTTTCTCTTTGATGTGCATTGTGTTTTTACTAAAATTCAATCTCATACTTTCCATGCTGAAATTGGTATATGTTTTGAAAACCTTCTTAAAAAACGACAGTTTTGGATTGCCGTTCAAATACAAATTCTGACCACCCACTGCTACCAATTGAATAAGTCCCCCGGGCATTATTGTATATTACTTTATATTACTTCAGACTTCTCTTTAAGCCGATTATACGCGGCGAATTTACTAAATCACCCGGTCCAACCACCAGAGCAGTCAGTCGCAGCGCAGCTGTCATGAAATATACAATTTGTGCACGATCGTGTTCACCCTTTTGAACAACTCTCTCTTTTCGTGATTTTCATTTGCTTTTATGTGCTGTAATACCTCTTCATAAGTGAACCAGGCGACGTTCCTGACTTCTTTAGCTTGTTGCACATTACTCGCATCGAATTTCACAGCAGAAGCATCTCCTACATATTGGGCCATATAATATACATTTCGATACCTAATACCATTCGATCCATTAAATACTTCTTCGAATTGCTTGGTGGTGTCATGCAGAACTATCTTTTCGTGAAAACCAACCTCCTCTTCGAACTCGCGTAAAGCACATTTCAAATCGGACTCGTATAACCTTCGACGCCCTTTGGGTGCTTCCCAAATTTGCTCCGAAGCACACTCAGTGTTTGCTGCGAATATGTTTAAATTGACGAATTGGATCTCGCCTTCGATTCTTCTTATGTAAACCCCGGCCAACAGCTTGTTAAATTTCATCTGTGATTTGTTGAATTCCTTCTGAAATTTTTGATTTTGTTGCTCGCTCGAATGACTCCATAACCTTGTCCAAAGGTCAGTGAACTTTGAATTTGTTATCAATGTCTTTTCAGAAGAAGTCATCTTGGAAAAAAGCTTTTGTATGTATGTGTAATTGTTAAGCTCGTACTTTCCGCGCAGGAATTCTGTATACGCAATACTATCTTTCTTTTGCACTAATATGTACTTTATCTCGCCATCGATCCGTTTAAAGCAAATGAGCCCATAACTACTTACTGGAAAATTACAAACCTTGGAAGTGTGCCCATATACTCCACAATTTAAACAACTGACACTGCTGTGACCACGACGCATTTGATTTCTTTAACAATCTTTCTTTTATATGATTTTTCACCGTCGACATGAAAACCATTTAAAAAAAACACTCGTCAATATATTCATCATGACCAGAGAAGATTTCAAAAGAAATGATATCGACCCTAAAAAACACGATCTTATTTTTCAAGCTCTTGATTGGTACCCGACCGATATCAAAAGACAAAATTTCAATATTTCACTTGACGACACGAACCCCGACGCCGTACATGAAGAGGAAGCAGATGACCCACAATACTGTGTGAAATGTTTTGGTGTCGATTCACGAGGTAGATCCATCGGACTGACAATTTTCGACTACAAACCATTCTTCTTCGTGCACATCAAGGGTCTCGACTTTAAAGAAGGCAACACATACAAGCACATCAAAAGCAAGATTCTAGACGAGCTGAATGTCAAATTCAGATGCCAAATCAGCGATGTGTCCATGGTTGAAAAAGTCAATCTATACGGATTTACAAATGGCGAGAAAATACAATTTTTGAAGCTCACATTTCCAAATTGGAGATCGTTCAAACATGCCAGCTACAACTTCAAATCCATTCGCTTTAGGTCAAGAGAATTTCCCATAGAGCATTTTGAATCAAATCTAGAACCCCATTTGCGGATGTTACACATACTGGATGTACAACCGTCTGGTTGGATCAAGATTACGGCAGGCGAATATAGATTTAACGACGATCATTTGGTGAGTTCCACTACACTCGATCTCGAGACATCGTGGGAGAACCTGCAGCCTCATACCGCGGAATCGATTGCTCCATTAGTTGTCGCGTCATTTGACATCGAATGTACGTCGTCCCACGGGGATTTCCCAATGGCAATCAAAAGTTACAATAAAACAGCACGGGAATTGAACGAATATTACAAATCATTGACTCAGAGCAAACAAATATTTCATACCAAGAAAGAAGTCAAAGACAAAATACAATTTCAATTATTTTCACTGTTTGACATCGAACATGACATGGAAATGAGTGAAACAAAACGGTTGACTTATGTGAATCCTAAAAATACGACAATCGAAAAGACCGCACTGAAATTCGCGATCGAAAACCACACTTACGATCTCATCCACCTCATGAAAGATAAGCCGAAGTCGGAAAAAGCTATTTCAGATTTCTTTCGCAAAGAATTAAACATCGCTGAACCCAAATCGCTCATACAACACCTGAAAACAGCCCACGAGAAAATGACGCGTTTCGATGTGGTCGACGTCAAAGTTCGGAGAAACATTTCCACTGAAATGCAGAAATTTAACACGCACATGGAACCCTATAAGTTTCAGATGAAGGTTTCAAACAACATGGAATGTATCATGGCACTGTTCGATAAAAAAACTGTATTTGACAAGATTTCAGACAAGTTCTTGAAAATGGGATTTCCACCACTTGAAGGAGACCCTATCATACAAATAGGCACGACGTTTCATAAATACGGAAGCAAGGAATGCTTCTTTAAAAGTATCATAACGCTCAAATCCGTCGATGACATTGACGATGCCGACGAAATAATAGAATGTAAAAAAGAACGCGACGTCATCATTCAATGGAGACAAACCATTCTGAATATGGATCCAGACGTCATCGCCGGCTATAATATTTTCGGTTTCGATAATGGCTACATTTATGATCGGGCCAAAGAGCTGCGAATACTCGGCAAGGTTCAAAATCTCGGGCGCCTCACTGATTTCAAATTTGATAAGTACAATCCCAGTTTCGTCGTCAAAGAACTGCAGTCCTCAGCACTTGGTCAAAACATTCTTAAATATTTTAACATGCATGGTCGTGTTCAAATCGACCTCATGAAATTGGTCCAGAAAGACTATAAACTGGATTCATACAAATTAGATACTGTCGCGTCCACATTCATCACCGGTAAAATAACTTCGGTTATTGATCATTCAAATGTGACCATCGATGTCACTCAAGGTGTACACCCGAACCACTTCATACAAATAGACGACATAAAGTTTCGCATCATGGATATGAACGGGAATCACTTGACAATCGACAATCCAGACCTTTTTGATATCGATCAAGGTGCAAAGTGGGGATTGGTCAAAGACGATGTTTCACCGAATGACATATTTAGATGCCAAAATGGCACAGATGCGGATCGAGCAAGAATTGCGAAATACTGCATTCAAGATTGCTCGTTATGTAATTATCTCATCATGAAACTCGAGGTGATCGCGAACAACATCGGAATGAGCAACGTGTGCCTAGTTCCTCTCAGCTACATTTTTCTCAGGGGTCAGGGCATTAAGATTTTCAGTTTGGTGTCAAAACAGTGCCTTGACGACGGCTTCATCGTCCCCGTGGTCAGAAAGGCTAGCGAAGACACGGATGAATCCTACGAAGGTGCCATCGTTTTGACACCTGACATCGGAATTTATTCCGACCCTATTTCAGTTCTAGACTTCGCCTCTCTGTACCCGTCATCGATGATATCGGAAAACATATCGCATGATTCCATCGTTCTTGATGACCGATACGATAACATCCCGGGAATCGAGTATATCGATATCCAGTATGAAGTCGACGGGGCACTACAAACTGTGAGATTCGCTCAATTCGAAAAACAAGGCATCATGCCGAGAATCCTAAAGAAATTGCTCAAGCAACGGAAGACGACGAGGAAAAAGATCAATTACAAGACAATATCCACGCGTGTCAATGCAAATGTGTCTGGACTCGTCATTGCGGAAAACGACGACAGTATCGATATAAATAATCTCGAAACGAACACCGTCACGCGTGTTGATAAAAGTGACATCACCGGAATGACTGACACGTTCGACGAATTCCAGCAGGCAGTATTGGACGGATTGCAACTGGCATACAAAATCACCGCGAATAGTCTTTACGGTCAGGTCGGTGCCAAGACTTCCCCTATTTTCCTTAAGGAACTCGCTGCTTCTACCACGGCTACCGGAAGAAATTTGGTACTCAAGTTGAAAGACTTCGCGGAAGAAAACTATGACTGCAAAGTTGTGTACGGTGATTCAGTCATGCCATACACGCCAATACTTCTCAAGCAAAACGAAGAGGTCTTCGTAAAAGAAATTCAATTCGTCGAGTCCGGTGGTGCCGGTGGTGATCACGAATGGAAACCACATGATCATTTCTTGAAAAGTGGTCACAATAAACAAAAGTTAGATATCCACAGCGGCGACGATTTGTACACGTGGACACACGAAGGTTGGCAAAAAATTGTTCGAGTTATTAGACACAAAACTCAAAAACGAATCTATCGAATCACAACTGGTTGCAGCATCGTCGACGTGACAGAAGATCACTCCCTGCTCACTGCAAACATGGACCTCCTGAAACCCGGGTCGCTCACCATCGGCCAAATATTATGCCATCTGCCGTACGATTCCAAAGATGCGATATTTAAGACTGATTTCCTCAAACACGCCTTCGAGTTCGACGTCTTTCAGAAAAAAATAGCATGCGAAGGTCAGTACGAAGCACAGGTAGCTTTCATTTACTTCTCATTCCTCGGGCTCGAGTGCGACACGATCGACCAAATTGGCGAGACATACACTTTACACTTCTCTTCGAGACAAAAGAATGACGCCATGTCCAGCAGTGGTGCGATTAATCAGGTCAGGAAAATAGAATTACTTCAGCACTGCTACGAAGATTTCGTGTATGATATCGAAACAGAAGTAGGTACCTTCCAGGCCGGTATTGGAAACATGATCGTAAAAAACACAGACTCCATATTTATTAAATTTCTGTCGTTGCCTGACGAAAACGGAAATGAATTGACCGGAAAAGACCGACTGCAGGCGTCGATCGACAAATCAATAAAAGTGTCCGAAGGTTTCGATGATGTTTTGGAACGTCGCCAGCAAAACGTCCACAAAGCTGAGTACGAAAAGACGTTCTTCCCGTTCATTATATTGTCAAAAAAACGCTATGTCGGAAACCTCTATGAACATGATGTGAACAAGTTTAATCAAAAAAGTATGGGTATTGTCTTGAAAAGAAGAGACAATGCCAACATACTAAAAAAAATATACGGTGGGATGATAGACATCATCCTTAATCAAAATGACGTGCCTCGATCGATCAGCTACCTCAAAAATCAATTGACGCAAATACAGAACGAAAGTATACCTATGAACGACTTGATCATTTCAAAGACTCTCAAGGGCTCCTACGCGGACCCTTCTAAAATAGGCCACAAGGTCCTGGCTGACAGAATGTTCGAAAGAGACCCCGGAAGCGCACCGCAGGTAAACGACCGGGTTCAGTATCTATACATTCACAACCCTGATAAAAAAGCCCTCCAAGGGGACCGAATAGAAGATCCTGAATTCATAAAAGCTAATGATCTGAAAATAGACTATTGCTTTTATATCTCGAATCAGATCTTGAAACCGGTGTCACAGCTATTGTCTCTTGTCGTCGAGAGAATTCCTGGGTACCGTAGGCCTGCGACTTATTTCCAAGATCTTTGCGAAAAGTTCAAAAAACAGCTCAAAGAAGACAAATTGGCTAAAGACAAGGTCCAGGCCATGAAGGAGACCGAAGTCGAAAAACTGATCTTTGAGCCTGTACTTACTTCGATTAGAAAAAAAATGAAAAATCAAAAGTCGATCTACGATTTCTTCAATTAGTTACAAAATGTAATAAGTAATACACATACCTATTATAAATGATCGTGATATCGTCAATATCACTAAACAACTTCGCAGACACCCTGCTGTATTAACCAATTCAGATACCTTTGATCAACTTTGAAATCTTTCACAGTCACAGTATCCGCAAAAATAAAGCGTTCTGTCCATATGCGATTCAAACTTCGAGCCTCCGTTTTCAATAGAACCTGGTTTAGTACCATCGCAAGTGTTGAAACGTTAAAGGTAAAATATTCCAACAACATGAACACGGTTCCTTGTTTGTCGTCTTGCATAGCTACAATTTTGCAACAGTCTTGGATAGAACCAATTTTGTTTTCGTCGAAATTCACGTGGTTTACAGACTCGGTCACGGATTTCATGTGAAATCCTTCTCCTTTAAATCGAACATCAATATCCAGTAAATTCTCATACGGGAAAACAACGAGCCTATGCTGTGACGTTAAAAAAACATCGACGGTTTTTCCATCTGCATATGTTAAATTCAAAGGAACTGATGTGATCGTCCCTGACAATCCTTGAAAGACGGACAAAACACGACAATGTGTCGCGATCGACAACGGGATATTGCGCCAGATTATCGTGTAGATACGTTCATTTTCGGCAATAATAGCTCCAGGATGAGGATTCGTGCGGGTCCTCATCGCAGCAGAACGCAGCAGGTCCTCATACTGCTTCGCATCAGCCATGGCCGATAAATCAACCAATCCATCGCGAATTGCAGAAATCACAATTCGGAAGGTGATGAACTGTTTAAAATCATTATCGTAGTTGTAATGAACATGAAACGAATCGCCCAAATTGAAGACTGCATCTGGGACTATTTGACTGCATTCGAGTTCGGTATAGGTTAACATCCAAGGAAAGCTCACGTTTCCTCGCATCGGGGTTGTCCACACAGCTTTCTTGAGAACTGGGACGATATCACCCTGTGCGGAAAGGATACCCCTGTAACACTTTTGGCATATTTTATCGTTTTCTGATTCGCATTGTTTGTTCCGATCGCGAAGTTCGGCTGATACTTTCACGGCGACGGCCCCATTGCAGTTGGCGCACGAAGTCTTGAGAACGCCCTTCCCATTATGCGGTGAATATCGACGTTTACTTGGCGAATGATTGGCGGGCGTGAGCATGAGCTGGTCCTCGCGGTGATGTAATTTAGTAAGCGAGTCAATTGCGTCCTTTTCTTGTGAGGCAACTGTTTTCCTTTTTGGAGCCAAAATCTTATCGTTCGAATTTGGCGGCCTAGAAGATGGGCCACGATAAGTGTCGCCCCGAGGAGTGTTCTGAGGTGTGTCTACGCCCGTTTGCTTGACTTTGCCGAGAGTTGTGTTTAGGACATTCGTTTCGTGCGCCCTAGACCCGAAACCAAGCGATGCATCGGGCGCCAGTACATGTGCGTGCGAGTCTTGACGGACGCCCGTGTCGGATGCAGGCAGATAACGTGACACAAGACCACCGCCTTTTTTCGTCATCACAAGAAGCGCGTCGTCAAAGGAACTCCCCAACAAGCGACGAGGTTGTACCTCCCGCGCTCTTGATGATCGTAAGGAGTGTTTGGTTTAACAATGGCACGCGCCACGCGTCATGCGCTGTGCTGTGGCGCCGACGAAGCGAGGGAAAGTCTTCGTCTCGCCACGGAAAACAACGCGTTTTCTTCTCAGCCACGGAAACAAACGCGTTTTCTTATCAGCCACGGAAAAAAACGCGTTTTCTTATCAGTTCGTCATTTTACTCAGTTAGGGTTTAGACGACATTTAGGGTTTAGACGACATTTATGACACATACATGGGATCGAATAAAACTACTTAAAGGTATCTCGCGACATTACATACATAATGGCGATCTCGACCCAAGAGAAAGATTTCCTCCAACAAGATCCACCGATCAGAGGACAGACATATGCATGCTTATCCTTCATATCACCCGAGGATGTCATCAAACAGAAAGAAGCTTTCCAATTCGAGCATTATCTCAAAAAGTTTTCAACCAGGATGAATGAACTCGTGGACGGCATCGCGACACTGCATCCAGAGGCATCGGACACTGTTCGTTCGGTAAAAGAACAATACTCCGAGGTATTCAAACCCTGCTCCTTGACGGCCGATTTCAAATTTTTCGTATCCGAAAATGCAGAGACACTTGACCGAGAATTCAATGAGATCCATGACTATCAAACAAACATCCGTGGTATCAAGGTACGAGGAGTATACGAAAGTCTTCAAGAAGCTCAGAGCAGATGCCAACAGCTCCGTCAATTAGACAACGACAAATTCAACATTTACATTTCTGAAGTCGGGTGTTGGTGTCCCTGGGCGCCGAATCCGAGCGAGATAAAGAACCAAGAATATGCGACAGACAGTCTCAACACTATGATGCAGGAGTACGAGAAGAATATTTCTTCAAAGAACGAGGAATATAATGAACGTAAAAATGATCTTCAAGGCAGAATGTCGCGGCAATCTGACATCGATTCGCTGAGCGACATCCGCGAGACTCTTGACAAAGCAGATCCTAAAACACAACAGATGTCCTAGAATTTAGGGGCTCTGGGTACAGAAGGATACGAGAACATTTGACATGACTTGAGATGAACTTTTTCATCGCTGATAGAAATGTTCTTTGAGCATTTGATGTATTCTTTGCCACCTTTCGTCCTGGGATCATATTTGTATGCGTTACAATTAGTTGCTGGAAACACTTGTCCACGCAATTCATTTTCGATGTCGACGAGATTAGCTTTATTGTGAGACACATTGGTCCCAGCTATGATTCCCAATTCCATTCTGCATTTGTTCTTGTGCTCATATCTCGCGGGGTCCAAAGTATGACTCAAAGGACTGACACTTTGTTTCAGGGATTGTTTGTATGCACAATCATCATAAGTTAATCTATTAGAACTCATTTTATTATATAAATAATATTTTATTTTTTCCTAATCAAAAATAAATGCTTAACATTCGTATGCTATTGCCCTGTCTGATCATTTACCTCAAACGCTTCTTAATAACCTTTTGGATACGTTTCCTGTTTAGCGTAGCGATCATCAATACCAAGAGTAACGCGAGTACGTGTGTGACCAGTAAAGGTGTAGCCGGTTTACGTGTACCGAACTGTCCGTTACAAAACGACCGCCCCACTTCGATGGCGGCTTCCATACTAGAATAAGGTGTCTTTCTATAGGACATCATACCGCACATGGCAACTGCGGTAGACTTCCCAAAGAACGGGAGGTGGCCATTTGGGTTCAACACACCCGATGACTGCTCGAATACCCACCGATCTCCATCCCATGACGCACCCCACCCGATACGGGATTTCTTAGGCTCGCGAATACCGAGTTGCTCGATAACCCTTGATATGAGTGTTTCTTCATCCATCGTAACGATTTCGTCGGTTAGATCGCATATGACACAAGATATAGTCTTTTTATCCGAAAGAACAACGGGTTGAATACGTAACTCTGTATCTATCAGGTACTGTAAATCACTCGCGATGGCGATTTCCTCTTCATATTCTAATATGACGTTGATAGCACCGTATGTACTCGGTGCTATTTTTTCAACTGCACCTTCTCCCCAGGTATTCTTGACAAATTTTACCGCCGGTTCGTTATCGAGACACAATACGAGTAGACCGTCGTCTTCGATGACTTCACCGTTTCCGAACTTCGCGGTAAACCCATCGTCGCGGTAGACGACATCTTGTAATTCGTTCCCAAATTCAAATTGGACACCTTTGTCGACGAGAGCGGTCTGCATTGCGTCACACATGACCTTACCAGAAACTTTTTGAGTATACGGTGCCGAGAGACCCACGTGGTCGAAACTCTTGACAAATTCGTAGGCTGTCATGACATCCCATGGTACCCCGTCGATTACCAGTGTTACAGCTTCCATCAACTTCTGACCATTTTCAGATAACGTACCAATTGCATTTTTGAGTGATATTTTCTTATACCTCCATGGCATAGCCAATACCCTGATCGCGAGTGATGAAAGTGTCAGATAGTCTCCCGCCGATAGATACTTACTAATAACACCTCCACTACTTGAGTCTTTTTGAAATATATCATCCCATTTAATCCCCATTTCCTTGAATAAAGCATTCGTATTGACAAATGCTCGATCGAATACTACCCTGTGTGCGTGTAGATCGCGTGATTTCATCGAAGGCTCCCACCAAGAACCACCAGCTGATGTTTTTTTATCGTATACAACCACATCGTGGTCTGTATATTTCTTCAGTTCCCATGCAATAGACATACCGGTAGGACCTCC